GCCCCGGGTGCCCCACTATGTGCGGGGCATCATCAACCTGCGGGGTCAGATCATCCCGATCATTGACATCCGCCTCCGCCTGGGCAAGCTTGTCCTCGATCTCGGTGTCGATGTAGTGCAGGGCAAATTCGATTTTGCCGGTCAGGCTCCCCGCCGCGTCGATCACCCCGCAGATATCGGTGCGATAACGGGTATCAGTGACCGCGCCGTCCTCCACATAGGCCAGCACCAGCGCGTCCGGGTAGGACTCCGGGCTGGCCTTCGGCCCGGCGGTGAGCGTAATCATACGCCGCGCCATATCCAGCTGGGCCAGGACCGCATACGGACCTTCCCCGGCGTAGTCCACCGTGTAAGCCGCGTCATTTTTCAGCCAATAGCCCTGGATAAACAGATATCCCGGCTGCACGACTGCCGCGCCGTCCTCCAGCCGGACCAGCATACTGTCCGGATTTTGGTACACGCACACCCCGGAGCCGACAAACGACCCGAAGTAGCGGGTAAATGCGCCGGATTCATATTCCCGGTCAAATTTACCGGTCTCCTCGTTAAAAACGGCGTCGAAAAAGCCGTCATAGAGCGCCATACTTATCGTCCTGCCTTTCGTTTGAGAATGTCGCCAAGGGTCGGCGGGCCGTAGCCCATGGTGAGGGTCAAGGTCTCGCCGTTCTCCCCGGCGGTGCGCTGCACGGCCTGGACCACCGCGTCCACGCTCACGCCCAGCCGCTCGTCGGTGACGGTGATGGTGTCGCCCAGAAAAAAATCCTGCCCGCAGACGTAGGTGGGGTCATAGGTCCGCACCTCGGCGGCAAAGGACCGCACCAGCTGGTGTTCCGCCAGCTTTTCCAGGCCCCGGCTGGCCAGGGCGGCGGCGTAGTCCGCAGGGGACATGGGGTGGTCCGGGTCGCTGTCGGACTGGAGATCCCGTGCGTCAATATAAAGCTCCCGGCGGTGGGGCCAGGCTGGCTCCGGCATAAAAAATACCTCCGTTCGTTCTTGACAAAACGGAGGCGGATGCGTATAATCAAAATCAGAAGGGCGCTGCTACAGGCGGTTGACCCATCGTGATCAACTAATTAAACGTTGACCGTCCGGGTGCTAGCCGGGCGGTCAACACGCGTTTGGGGAAAGTATGTAAAGCAAAACTGCCAGACATACCAGAAACCGCAATACTGCGAGAATCTTTTTTTCCGCATCCGCTACCACCTCCCCCCTATAGGAATTTGCGTAGGGGTATTCGGTGGGCCAACCGCCTTTTTATGCAACAGCGTCCTTCTGCGTCCAATCATACAGTACGCGCCGTGTTTTGTCAATTCCTGCCGTCCCGTGAGGGGACGGCTTTTTTGCTGCTAGACCAGGATCCTCACCCCGCCGAACAGGATAGCGTCGCCGTGTTCTGTAACCAGGTGATCCGTCTCCGGCGGGAAGGAGATCAGGGGGAGCAGCCGCAGCTTCCCCGCGTCGCTGACAAACCAGTTCCCCCCGTGAGCAGCGGCGATGTCCCGCAGTGCGTCCCGGCGGGTGTACTCCCCCTCCGGATAGGCGTTCATGGCATAGGGCTGGTAGACGTTCCGTTCGTCCAGCTCCACGTCCATACTCAAAGCGATGTCCTGCACCGCCTGCTCCATGGTGCAGGGGAAGCGGAAGCCGGGCCGGGGCGTCCAGGTGATGTCCGCCTTGAGCATGGCGTCGAAGGCCTCGATGGTCCAGCAGTCCTCGTCACGAGTCCGCTTGTTCACAAAGAACACGCCCTTGGGCAGCCACTCCGATGACCGGGAGCCGTTCACCAGGCGCACGTGCCGCTTGATCACCGCGCCCCTTGGGATCTCGCTGGCGCAGATCTCCAGGCGCAGGGTGGCGGACATGGCGTTTCCGATACCGAAGCGGTCAAACAGGCTGTAGTCCACCGAATGGCTCACCTCCGCCTCCGGACCGTACCACACCCGATCGATGTCAAACGCGTACTCTCTTTCTGTGTTCCGGTCCCGGACCAGCTCCTTCCAGAGCGCGCTTGTCTGCTGCATGGGCTACACCTCCACCATGGAGAAAGACGCGCTTTCCCAGATTTCATGGTTGTCCGTGATAATGGACGCGCCGGTGGTAAAGGACGCGCAGTAGAACTCCAGCGTTTTTTCGCCCTCAATGCCATAATACGTGGCCCGGAAGGTCTGTTTTTTCAGAACGTCGTTGAACTGCTTCAGCTTTTCTGCCGGAGTCTCCCCCAGTTCAAAGGCCAGCGTTACCTTGTCCGTGATCTTTACCACGCGGGCTGTGCCGTCCTTGGTCCGGGTGGTCTGGTCGCTGTGCAGGGTGTTCCGGGTCCAGCTGTAGCCGTGGGCCTTGATATACGGGGTGACGTTTACGCCGCCCTCCAGGATCAATATGTTCCGCATGTTCCACCTCTCAGCCCAGCAGGGGGGACCGGCCCGCAGACCGGGTCCGGCTGTTGATCTCGTCCACCATTGCGGTGGCGATCACTCTTCGGTCCAGCATCACGTTCACCTGGATGGGCTGGCCGCCGCCCCCGCCGCCCGCCGCCTGGATGCCCTCTGTCACCATCTGCCGGATGAGCGCCGCCGGAGCCTCCAGATTCATGCCGCTGCGCTGGTCCCCCAGGATGGCCGCGAACTGGCGGTTGGGCGGGATGACCGCGCCTTGGGCAAGACGGGGAAGCTTTACCTCGGATACTTGCTGAATGTTAAAACCAAAGTTCTTTCCGCCAATTCCAGGGACCCAATCCGGAACATCAAATTTGATTTTATTGAGCTGTGAAATCAGCCAATTTACTGCCTTGATCGCACCGTTTATCAAACCCTCCACCGCGCCAATGACGCCGTTGAAGATGTTCTTGATAAAATTTCCCATAATTTCAAACGCGCTGCCGACCGGGTCCGCCACATTGGTTTTGAACCACTCTCCGGCCGCATTCCAGATGCCCTTGATCCCTTCCCAGATGTCTCCGGCAAGCTGTTTGACCCCTTCCCACATGGCTTTGAACCCCTCTGTGACAGGCTGGATTACCGTTGTACTGAACCATTCTGAAACGGCATTCCAGATGCCTTGAATCCCTTCCAAGGCATCGGAGGCCAGTTGTTTTATGTTTTCCCAGAGTTCGGTGAAAAACTGCTGGACAGGCTCGATCACGGTTGTGTGAAACCACTCGCCAACAGCGCTCCACGCCTCCTGAATGGCCTCCAAAGCCCCAAGAAATACGGCCTTGATTTCTTCCCAGTGTTCGTGAATTACAACAGCCAGAGTGGCAACTACCGCGACAATTCCGGCAATTACGCTTGCAGCCAGGGCTGGAGCGCCCAGAATGATCGCGCCTACCGCAGTCAGCGCGATCCCCAGCAGCATAACCGCTTCTTTCGCCCAGCTGAAGCCCTCGTTCCACATAGCGAAAAAGCTTGTGGCTGCCAGGACAACGCCTGCGATGACTGCTCCTATGCCTGCAAGTGTCTGTGCAATACCGGCAATCGCGGTGCTAATAGATGATAGAAGAGAGCTGATACCGGAATTTGAAATCGTTTCCGCAATTTTTTTGAGCAAATTGGAGCCGACCTCTTTTGCGATCGGGCCAACTACCTTTTCCAATAAACCGCCCAGGAGCTTTGAGCCAAAAAACGCCGCCGCTGCCAGAAGCGTATCTGGGTCCGCATTTTCGAGGAAACCGCCAATCAGCTCCAGGGCCGCAGGGACCATCTCCTCCAGAGCGCCGGCAATGGAGTCGATCACCCCGACCCAATCTATGTTGTTCAGAAACTCCGCGATCTGCCGTCCAATCCCTTCCCAGTCAATGCCTGCAATCGTTTCCTGCATGGAATCGAAAAAGCCCATTACGGTATTGCTGGCCGCTTCCGCCAGGGCCGGCATATCCAGCCCCAGAAAGAACCCGGCGAAGGTCTCAAGCCCGATCTTGAACTGCGCCCATAGAAGCCTTCCAAAATCAGTCCAATCGACTTCATACACGACCCCATTGATCAGCTCTGCCAGCTTTGTGCCCAGTGAAATCCAGTCGAATGTGTAGATAAACTCCGTCAGGAATTGCAGGCCCAGGTTCAGTCCCGCTCCCAGGGTCCGTCCCCACAGCTCCCAGTCGATGGCCAGCACCAGGGCGTTGAAGGCCTCCGCCAGCTCGCGCCCCAGCTGCTCCACCCGCTCCCGCACACCGGGAAAGGTGAACGCGTCGTACAGCTGCCGGTTGAACTCGTTGAAGCTGCCCGCGAACTCCAGCAGCGCGGCCTGGAAGGCCGGCATACCCGCCAGGATCTCGTCCAGCGTCTTGACAAACAGTTCCCCCAGAGAAGAAATGGTTGCCCCCAGCTCGTCGAACACGGAAACGTCATTCTCATAATCCGGGATATCCAGGTCCGGAATGCTGGCATCAATGCCGCCCGCCGCGCCTGCCGCGCTCCCGGCGGTCTGGCTGGCAATGATGTTGAACTCGTCAAAGGGCGCGACCACGCCCTTCATCTCCTTGCCGGCCTTTTTCGCTGCCTCTCCGGTTTTGTCCAAAGCGTCCGCCAGCTGATCGGAGGAGGAGGCCGCCGCGCCGCCAGTTGCCGCAAGCTCCTTTTGTGCGGAGGCCTGCCCGCTCATGCCGGTCTGCTTCTTGCCAAACAGCATCGCGGAGACCTGGGCAAAGACCCGCGCCAGCTTGGTCAGCGCCGCGATAATGGCATTGATGCCGGGCAGCACCGCCTGGGCGATGGGGATCAGGGCGCTGCCCACCGCAATGCGCAGCTGGTCGAAGTTCAGCTGAAGGATGCGCAGCTGGTTGGCGAAGCTGCCGGAGGTCCGGGCGAAATCGCCCTGGGCGTCGGTGGTGACGCTGAGCAGGTAGTTGTAACGGAGCAGGGTCTGTTCCGCCGGGGACATGGCGTTGTAGATCTTGGTAATGCCCTGGGAGAGGGCGTAGGCCTCCATATTTGCCACGCTCATGTTGATGCCCAGCTGCTTCAAGGGCTCCGTCTCGCCGCTGATCCCGGCGCGTATCTTTTCAAAGGCTGTGTCGGTGTCCAGGTTATAGAAGGACGCGATGTCTCCGGCCAGGCCGGTCAGGGCAATGGACATCTCCTGGGCCTGGCTGGCCGCCAGACCGGAGGATTTGAGCATAGCGCCCATGGTGCCGGTGTACTGCTTTGCGGACAGCTCGGACAGACCGAAGGCCGCCGCCGCGGACTGGGCGAATTTCTCGATCTGGGCCGCGCCGCCGCCGAAGGTCACATCAATGACGTTCTGGACCTCTTCAATGTCTGAGGCCAGCTTGATGCTCTCTTTCCCGAACTTCACCAAGGCCGCAACGCCGAATGCGGCGCTGACCAGACCGGCCAGTTTTTTCAACGAAACTCCGAATTGATCGACCTGGCGGGACATAGAGGCCAAGCCCCGGTCGAATGCGTTATGGTTCAGATCCGCTTTGATGCGCACAGAACCGTCGTAGCCGAATGCGATAAAAATCACCGCCTTTCGTGGGTGAATCAAAAAGTTCCCGCAGCCTTGGGAGCGGCCTATTTCAGGCGTTCCATGAACGCGTCGATTTCGGCCTGCTCCTGGGCGGAATACTGCCCGGACAGCGCGAAGCGGTTTTTCATGCGGATGAACTCCGCGCGTTTTTTCTTATCCACCTCGCTGGGGTCCGTGCTCCGGATGTCGATCACGCTGGTAAAGGCTGTGCCGTTCAGGTCGCCCAGCATGGCGGCAAACTCGAACCAGTGCAGCCGCGCCCGGCTGAGGTCGATCCCAAACACCTTGCGGAACCCGGAGACGATCCGGCCCGCGTCGCATTCAAAGGAATAGACCTCCGGCTCGCGATCGCCGCCGGGGGGCTGGGGGCTGCCGCAGGACATGAACCAGGCCAGCCCGTCCAGCGCCGTTTGCAGGTCGGGGACCCCGTTTCCATACAAGAGGGACAGCGCCGTTCCGGTTTTCTCCGCGTCGGACAGCTCCGGGTCGCAGACGCACAGCTGGATCTGCACGCCGATCCGGTAGTCCGTGCGAATGAGCCAGCCCTGGTAGTCCTCCGGCAGGCGGTCCAGCATGGCGTTATACATTGCCGGTCCGGGCCGCGCTGTAGCGGCGCATGCGCTGGGCCTTCTCCTTGGCGAACTCCTCCAGGTACGGGAGCAGCTGCTCGAAGAAGTCAAAAAACAGCTCAAAGCTGGGCGTGATGTCCCCAAAGACCTTTTGGCAGGTATATTCGCCGAACAGCGTATCCACTTCCGCGCGGATGCGGCCTCCCGCCTCCTTATAGAGGGAGAATATCTCCTTCCTGCTGCTGTCCAGGCCCTCCGCTCCGGCGTCCCTGGCGCTTGCGCGGAGCTCGGCCTCCCGGCCGGCGAGCTCCTCCACCATGCCCTGGATGCGCTCATGCAGGGCGAAAAACCGGTCCAGAAAGGCGTTGTCGTTCAGATTCAGGGTGATATAGTCGCCGTTGTCGTTGACCTCGATGTGTTTTTCTCCCGTGCTGACGCGAATACCCGCCATTACGCCCCGCCTCCTTCCGTAAAGGTCCGTGTCTCAGGGTTGAACGTGCCCTTGACGCCATTACCGCGCCAGTTGATGGTGTAGCCGATGGACAGCGGGTCGGAGGCTGCGCCGCCATAGCTGTCGATCTGGATGGAGACGGGCTGTCTGGTTGCCGCGTAGGACCCCGCCCCCTGCTTGGAGAAAATATCCACCAGGACAACATCCGTATAGGCGTCGCTGCCAATGGGCAGGTTTTCCCGCATTTCATTCACAAAATCAAACACCGGGTCTCCGGGCACGGCCTGGCCGGTTACCGGCGCGTTGGGCTGGTAGCCGGTCATATCGGTATTGGCCACGTCCTCGTGGATATGCTGGTTGGTGCTGGTCTGGGGGTTGTAGGCAACGGACAACTCCGTCACGCCGGGGCCGATAATGTTATAACTGGCTTCTTCCTCTTTGGGCGTTGTGTTCATAAACATTTTGAACGCGCTTCTTTTTTCTGCCATGCTTTCCTCACTTTCCGGGATCGACCTGATAGGTCATCCGCATAAAAATCTGATGGTCCTCCCAGCCGTCCTCCATGCGGGCGAACAGCGCGGCGGGGGCGGCCTGCTCCAGCTCCTGGACCTCCAGACCGTCCCCGATCCAGGGCTTCTGTCCGTCGGCCCACTCCCCCAGCCGGTCCAGCAGCTCGTCCGCGCTCAGACGGGCGTCGGGACTGCCGGGGTTGAGCCGGTAGATGATTTTGAATTGGTATTCGGCGGTATAAGCGCCGTCAATGAACCGCTCCACGATATAGGTGCTCTGCACCAGGGACAGCGCCATGCACGGGCTTTTGGCGGCCATGAACTCATAGTCGATTTTGACGATGGAGAGAGGGATCTCCGGGAATGTATTCAGCCAGATCAGCAGGCTGCGGGAGACTCCCGCCTCCTCCCGGCCGGGGACAAATTCAAGGGGCTTATCTTCGGAACTCACGCTGCACCGCCCTTCCCGCTATGCGCCGCCACTTGCCCAGGTTCTGGGCCTTGGAGGCTTCAAACCAGTGGGACTGAGCGTTTTTGTGAACTGCTGTACTGATGTTCAGGTCTGTTCCGGTCACCTCCTTGGACGCGCCCTTCGCGGCCCAGGAACTGCCCGTTTTGGGGTCGATCATAAGCTTTCCATAGTATAAAAATCGCGCGTACGGGCCGGGATAAAGGACCGTGTCATCGGAAACAACGGTCCGGTTCGCAAGGGATTTTGTCCTGGCGGGGACATATTTTTCCGTATCCTTGGCAATCTGGATGGCCAGGGCATGTCCGGCCCCTTTTCCGGCCCGCCGGATTTTTTTGTTCAGCGCCCCCATCTCCCGTTTGAACTGTTTCGCGTCCAGCGTGAATTGAAATCCCGCCATCTCAAACCCCTCCCACTTCCCAGTGCTGCATATCCGGGCTTCCATAGTCCTTTGTGTCGATTTTGGTGATGTGGTACGCCCCGTCATACGCGGCCTCGACCACTTCCGCCACAAGGGCAGGCTTCACGCCCTCCGGCGGCAGGGCCTCCCCCTTGACAAAAAACGTGTAGCCGTCCAGGCTGGACCCCTTTGCGGTGATCGCCAGGGTCCAGTGCTTTTCTTTTTCCTCCGAGCGCCAGAACTCTACTGGGGGCAGGTATGTCTTTTCCGCGCCGGTCAAGCCGTTGAAGGCTTTTACGGCGAAGGGGATGTACAGATCTACCGCATCCGCCCCCTCCAGGCCGCTGGCCCGGACGTTGACCGCCTTTACGGCCTCCAGCAGCACCCCCCGCAGGAGCGTAATATGGTTGACGGTCCGGCTTTGAAAGGTTTCCTTGTCTGTAGAGACCTCCACGTTGTACACGGTGACCGTATGGGGGAACATGGTCCCGGCCCTGCCGGGGGTGTTCCTGCGCCGGGGGACGTGCATCCTTCTCAGTGCTGGCATGGATAACTCCTTACTTGAAACAGCGGCGCGAAGGCCCGGAGGCTGCCCAGGTACATCCGCAGGGCCTCGCGCTTTCGGTTGTTGAGGTACTCCAGCCCGGCGGCGGACAGGGACGGGGCCTGGAGGCTCCTGGACCAGCCACCCACCGATTCACTGGAGACGGGCTGTACCCCGGAAAAGGCGGCGGCGGTCATTGCCTCCTCGTCCAGAAGCACGTCCGCAATGGCGCAGGAGGCCTTTTTCACGGCCTCCTGCTGCCAGCCCTCCACCCGGTCGGAGACGCCCTGGGTCGCCGCCCTGACGTAGTCGGAGGCCCGTGCAGACAGCTTGAGAAAGTCCTCACTGGCAATCGCGTCGCCGTAGTATTCGTTCCGGTAAAAATCATAGTCCGCATAAGCCATCCGGCGGGCCTCCTCTCTTACCTGCTCCGGGTTTTCTGCGCGGGCGCGGACTCAGGCGCGGGTTCCCCGGCCTGGACAGCGGCGGCTTCTGTCTGGCCCTTCACCGTACCGATCCACAGGCTGCTGGGGTCGTACAGCAGGGGGATAAACAGGCCGCTGGCCTTGGTCCACAGCACCGCAGGGTCCCACTCCATTTTCTGCGTTACATAGACGAAGGGAGCCTCTCCGCTGGCATTTACGGGATAGAAGCCGTTCAGCCGCACTTCGGGCGGATCGCCCCAAAGTCCGGTCCCCACGTAACCGGCGGGGTTGGTGGAAAAGAACGAGATTTTATTGTCCGGGAAATAGCGCTTTTTGGTAATGACGGGGCGTCCGTCGTTGCCCAGCCTTGCATCCGCCCCGTAGGTCAGGTCGTGGGTAACGATGCGGCTCAGTCCGTATTCCTGCTCCAGATGAGCATACAGAGCCGCCTGACCAATCAAAGCGCCCGCTCCGATGTTGCCGTTGAGTTCCTTTTGCAGATTGACGTTCCGGCGCATTTTTGTAAGGTTCTTGCGGGAGGTAATAAAGCCCGTCAGCGTCACGCCTGCATCCGCAGCCGCGTCGATGAGGTCCTGGAGCTGGCCGGAGATATCCGCCTCAGGGGACAGGTCCAGCTCAAAGCCGGTCTGACTGGCGGGCACGCCGTAGTCCACCGGGAGGTCCAGATCGTTTTCCCGGATTGTGATTTTTCCGGTGGCCAGCATTTCCGCTTTTGCCACCTTGGACCGGGTGAACACCTGGTCCGCCAGCCGGATGCCGTCATTCAGGACGTAATCCTTCAGCGCGTCACTGCCCTGCACGCCGCTGTCGATGTACTCCTGCAAAAGCTCGCTCTGGTCGAGCTTGACCTTTATCAGAGCCTTTTTGATGTTGTGGGTGTCCACAGGCACGCGGATCGTCTTGTTGGCCTCCGTATCAAACGCATGGAACTGGGCCATGATGGAGGTCTGATATTCCGCAGCAATCGACTGCCACTTTGCCATGATGTTGCCGGTGCGGATGTCGCCCACCAGGCTGTCCAGGGGGTCGTTGGGGCGCTTCACCTGAAAGCCCACGTCAAGCCACTCCTCCTGGGGGATCAGGCCGTTAAATTCGTCTGCCATTGATTTGCCTCCTTTCTCAGTAGGGCCGGGTCACGGCAGGGCTTGTACCAAGAAAGATGAAGCCCTTCCCAACCAGAGCCGTTTTGGCCTCCGCCGCGAGTGCGGCCGGCAGCCGGTCCTCATACACGCGTCCCGCCAGCACCACGCTGCCGGGCATATCCCCGGAAGTCACGTCGGTATCCTCATAGACGATGCCCTCCGCTGTGGCGTCATTTGCGGGCCAGACGGCCCCCATGGGGACGTATTTTCTGCCGTCCGGTCTGGTTTCGGCTCCGGACTGCGCGAACTGACGGGTCTTGCGGACCACGCCCGTCTCGCTCTCCAGGAACCAGCCGGGGACAAATGCCTGCCCCTTTTCGATTGCTCCAATAAAAGACATGCTCCTCACTCCTTTTTTGTTTCGCCATAAAGGCTCGCATGATGTGCTGCGGCAAGCTGTGCCGCGCGGCTGGGGGCTTTGGGCGGCTCCCCGTGCCCGCCGCCGTGCCCGCCGCCGTGTCCGGCGCCGGTGGCGAACCGGGGCGGAGCCTTGTCCGGCGCAAAGGCCTCCGGGTCCGCCTGCTTCTGGGCCTGGATGAACTCGTCCAGGCCCGGGAGCTGGCCGTCCTTCAGCTCCAGCTTCTGTTCCTTCAGCGCGGCAGTAAAGGCCCGCTGGGCGCTCTTGGAGCTGAATCTCAGCCCCTTCCCGGTGATGGCGGCGGCAACCGCGTCCGAATAGTCCCGGTCCGCCAGCTGGGCCTTGTACTGCTCCGTCTCGGCGGTGTACTTGGCCTGGAGTTTCTCCAGCTGCTTCCTGGTGGTCTCTGCATCGCCGGAAGCTGCCCTCAATTTCTCCAAGTCCTTGTCTCGGTCGGCCAGCTTCGCCTGCGCGTCCGCAAGGTCGGCTTTTGCCTGGGTGGTCTTGGCCTTCTCGCGCTCAAGATCGGACCCGTTTTCGGCCATGATCTTGTCAACGGTCTCCTTGTCCAGCCCCAGGCTTTCGAGAAATTCACGCTTCATGGTTTCCTTTCCCAGCTACGCTTTTTGTACGTGGGTCGCATCCACCTGCTGCCCGTAGTTTTACGACGTCGGGCCGGTCAAAATTTGAAAAAGAAATAGGGCCAACTACCGAGTAAACCTCGATAGCTGACCCCAATTGGTCCTTCCCGGCGCTCCATTGCGCCGTGGGTTGTCTATGTTATTTTTAACTCTTTCTGGAACACGACCTGTATCTTGATGGTACCGTCCCGCAGCTGTTTGAGCTGTACGCGGTGCCCCGCCTCCAGCGCCGACAGAATAGCTTTGATGGTTTTATCGTCCATTTCTTCGCCTTTCATAAAGAGAAAAGAGGACCGCAAAACACGGCCCTCTTTGTAGTCTGGTCCTTTGGCAGGCGTCCCTTTCTCCTGCATCTCTCGGGTTTCCCCTGTCGTTACCATCGGCGTGTGGTCGGGACGAAATCTACCACCTCAAAGAACCAGTTTATGCTATGTATATTATAGCCGCTTTATTCAGATTTGTAAAGTATATTCATGTAGTGTCTGTAATTCGTAAAGTCGAGGAAACTGTGGGTTTCACCCTCATCCGTCACCGCCTGCGGCGGTGCCACCTTCCCCCATTAGGGGGAAGGCTTATCGGTGCGGCTATCGAGACTACTGTGCAGTTCAGTAAGTGCCAATGTTCGAGCCTTCCCCCTCACGGGGGAAGGTGGCTGGCCGAAGGCCAGACGGATGAGGGTGAAGCCGAAGGGCTGCACAACTTTACGAATCAAAGATGTAGTGTGGATTATCCGCTGGGGTAACAAGTCCGAGCGCCAAACGGAAGCATTCCCCTTGGTCCTCAGTCTTTTTTAAAACCAACGTTGTGTGTTCCTTCTATTCTTCATACAGTTCAAACCGAATCCCGCTATCTCCTTGGAACGGTCTGTCATGAATAGCTCCTTTTACTGTAAGTTCTGCCGGTATTCCTTCCGGGAATGCAGTACAGCGCACTCTCCCTTTTACCATACCGCGAAAGTGAGTGCAGTTAAAACAGGCTGGCTCATAATCCCCTCCATACCACCACCGAGGGTGACTATGGGGGGCTTTGAATCGATCATCCATCGTCTATTTCCTCCATAAAGATCGTATTCCCATCTACCTTTTGAATTAAGAATTTTTTCCCGCGTTGAAATAAAATTTCAAATTCAGTTGGGTTGTACTCTTGCAAATCTCGCCCCGTTTGACTTTGAATCACATATTGAATGGGGAGATCGGGGTCATAAACTTTTGTCCCCGTTGAAAGGTAAGCTGGAAACTCTTTTGTTTCTCCAGGCGTATAAGCTCTAAGGAACTCTGCAATATCAGGTATTCCAAAGTCAGAAACAGAACGATACGTAATCCCCTTATAGGCGGGGAGCTTTTTCAGTGCCAAATCCAAGTCGTCTCGAAAGGCTGAAAGTTCAGCATTAAGCGGTTGTCCCCCACGTAATGCAAAGTTTAGGCGATAGGAGTCACTACTAATATAGCGTGTTATTGCCGCCGACTCTCTATCACTAAGTATACCAGACCTCGTCTGTTTTTCAAGTAACTCCGCTGCTTTTCTTGTAGACGCGTCATCCACATAGGCGGATTTCATCCTCTCCCGTTGCTCCGGCAGGCCTGCGGCCTTGCTGAACGCCCGGTACTTCTCATTCAGGCGGCGCAGGCGGATGCTTGCGGCCTGGGCTTCCACGGTCAGCCCGGCGGCCTGGTAAGCGGTTTTCAGCCGCTTCTGCCTGCGGACGGTGCGCTCGATCCGGCGCTGCATCTGGGTAGCCTCATAGGCGGTGTAGGAGCGGCCCTCAAAGGTGACGGGGGGCGGGTCGATGTTCTCCAATTCACCGTCGGTGTAGGCGCGTTCGCTGACGCCCTCAAGAAACGGATAAAAGCTATGCCGGCAGTTCCAGCCGCAAAGGCCCTCTCCTGTTCCGTAGCCCGTTTTTTTCACAAGGTCCGGGTAGCTCCCCCTGGAGGCGCGGGGCTTCTGGCTCCAGCGGTATACCTTGCCCTGCCAGCTCTTGTGGTTGGCGGGGCCGGTCCCGGTGTCCCGTGCTCCGGTGTGGGCCGTCACCTCGACCAAATCCGTTTCCAGGTAATCGGACGACTGCTCCCGGTATTTTGCATTGAGCTGGTTCACCCCGGTCATCAAGGCCCGCCGGACCGCCACATCCACGCTGTCCACGTGGCCGCTGTCGTAGCTGACCGTTTTCAGCCCGCTTTCTGCAAGCTGCTTCACCTGCTCCGCGATGGCCTGGCTGTAGCTGACGGCTCCGGACTGGACCTGGAGCAGGGCGGAGTCCAGGGCCCACTGGTAGGCCCGCCCAGGGGGGAGCATGATCCTGCGCCGTCCCTGCCGCACCAGGAAGCCCATGGACCGGGTGATGTTGCGGTACTCGCCGCGCGTCTGCTCGCAGATGGCATAAATGTCCTTTTGGTCGATCAGCCGCTCCGGCGCGGTCACCTGGGCCAGGCCGATCATGGAGGTGTAATAGGCCTGATTGCGCTGCACTACGTTGTCCAGGAGCGCGTTGAGCTGGTCCATGCCGGTCCCCGCCGCCTTGGCGACAGCCCTTTTGATGTCCTCCAGGTCAAGCCCGTGGGAACGTAGGGCGCGGATGTCCTGGACGGTGACCTCGTTGAGCTGGCCGGAGATTTTGAGCCGGGAGCATATCTCCTCCAGAAGCTTTAATTCCAGGGACCGGAACAGCCCGCAAAGCTCCTCCGGAAGCGCGTCCAGAAGCTCTGGCTGGAAGGGATAGCGCATTATTCCAGCTCCTCTTCCGGCTGCGTGGTCATATCCTCCATATCCGGCAGCAGCTTCCGGGCGGTCTCCTCATCCACCCCGTCCCACTTCATCACAAACGAAACCGGCTTCATCAACCCGGCGGCTACCCGCTGCATATCCATCGCCATATCCTGCCGTTTGGTCTCCGGGTCGTCCAGCACGCCGTCGCCCCAGTTGTAATCCGCGTGGTAAGCGCCGGCCGGGGCCAGCTGCGCCAGGCTGGACCAGGCGTCCATCGCATAGAGCAGATCCTCCAGCGCGGCCTGGAACGCCGCCTGAATGGCCTTTTCTGTGACAAACTGCCTCTGCTTTGCCGCAAGGATCTCCGTAGCCGTCTTTTCCACGCTCTGGGGGTCGGAGATGCTGCCATAGGCCAGCCCCACGTTGAACTCGATGCGCTGTAGGATATGCTGGAACCCCTGGTAAAAGGGGCCGTCCCGGATCTCAGGGTTCAAGAACTGGAAGAAGTCCGGCTGGTTGAACGTACCGTACTCAAACAGCCGGTCCTTTGCCTGGCCTGCACCGGCATTTGCGCGGTCAATCAAAATTTTCCGCTCCGCGCTGTCATACTCCCAGAATAACTTTTCCCACATATGGTCCGCCTGCCGGATCAGGTCCACCGTAGGACCGGCGTACACCGACACGCCCAGCGGGGAGCCCGGCTCGATGCTGTTGGCGGCAGGCGGCTTGAAGTAAGCGAACAGGGGGCCGTCCAGGTTCTCGATCTCAATGCGCTCTTCCAGCCCCGCCCACTCCCGCACTGTGGCCAGAGGGACCGGCGGTCCCAAGCCGCCGTCCGGCCCGCTGCGGTGCGCCGTGTTCTCCACAACGTACACGGTGCTTCCGTCCGCGCGGGCTTGAAAGCCGTGGCATTCCAGCTTCTTGAACCACTCCCTGCCCTGCCGGACCGGGCCGCTCTCAAACACGCCGCCAATGGCCCGTCCCGTCCCGTCGAAGCGGGTGGGGGTAAAGCGGGTGGTAAACGCGTCCACCAGGATGCGCTCCCCATCCGGGTAGGGCTTCAGGGCCACACCCCCCAGGCACAGGCCAAGCTCCAGGTATGTACTCAGCCTGGGGGCCGTGCCTTGCAGCTGCCGGTTCAGATATTCCGCCCTGGCGCTGCCGGATACCGCCACGAAAAACTCCGCCAGCGCGTGGCGGGCCAGATCCCGGCCGATGGCTCCCGGCAGGCCCAGAGGCCGCACACACCCCGTCTCCCAGGGCGGATGATCGATATACATCGCCCACCAGAGGCCGATGTTGTCCTCCATCCGCCTGGACCAGGCAGGCAGTACGCCGAACGCCTTCTCGATGGTCCCGGCCGGTGTGGTCTCCCGATTCTGTTTTGCGTATCCCAGCTTGTGCAGCGCCCAGCCGACAAATCCCATATATCAAACTCCCTTTGCCCGCACTTCCCGCGCCATGACCGTCGCGCAAAAGTAGCGCGTCTGGTCCATGGCGTGGTCAAACTCTTTGATGACCGTATCCTCCAGAGCGTCCGTGTCCCACCGGTACTGCGCGATCTCGGACAAAAATCCGTTGCAGCTGCGGTGGATCTTCAGCCGTCCCGCCTGGAGGAGGGTCCCGGTCAGCCGGATGCCGTCCAGCACGCGGTTGTCCGCATCCCACACGGCGAATCGGCCGTGCCGCCGTACCGTCTGCTTGAAGCTGGCGGCGGACGGGTCCACGATCACGCGCTCGATCGCCTGGCTTCCCGCGAGCCGTTCCAGCCCTGCATAGTGTTCCTCATCGGTCAGCTGGCGGTTTCCGGGGGCGCGGCTGTCGTAGTAGTACTCGCCGGCCATGTAGGCCGTCCCATTCCAAAGGCACCACAGCCCCGCCGCCGTGGGGTTGACCGTGCCGTAGTCCACTGAGATGTAAAATCTGCCCCGCTGGAGGGCCTGCCAGGGAAGCCCGTCCACAACGTGCTCCTCTTCCCGGAACATGGGGTACACAAGGCCGTCGGCCGCCACCCATAGCCCGCGCACATACCGGTCGTAGAACACGCCGGTATACATGGACCGGTAGCGCGCCAGCGTTGCCTCGCTGAGACTTGGGTTATCGGCCATCTCAAAGTGAAGATACAAGGCGTTGTGGGCTTTCAGGTTGTCGATCCACTTGGTCTTGAACCAGTGGCGAGGGGGGCCGGGGTTGCAGGAAAACCAGAATTTCGCACCATCCACGCTGCACCGGGCCAGGGCCTGATTGACAAAGCTTTCCGGCATCAGCACCACCTCGTCCAGCAGCACGCCGGCCAGCGTCCGACCCTGAATGAGGGCAAAGCTGCTTTCGTCCCGCCCGCCGAACACCTCAAAATAGTTCACCTGGCTTCCGCGGCGGACCTCCAATATTTTGAGCGACCGCCGCCAGCGGATCGTGTATTTTTCCTTGGCGTAGGCGCGGGAGAGATAGGGGATCACCATATTTTCTGCGGCGCTGCCCACGGTCTTGCCGCAGATGCCGAACCGCTGGCCGGAAAATTCCCGCATGGCCCAGTCGATGAAGGCCACCACCATCAGGGAGGTCTTGCCCGACCGGACCGCCCCGTCGCAGATGAGGACGGTATAGCGGCTGTAGGAGAATGCCAGGACCTTCTTTTGCTTGGGGCTAATCATCGCCGTCCAGCGCCTCCCCCAGCTCCCGCAGACTCCGGCTCAACTCGTCCTCGACCGCCTGCTCC